ACAGGTATTGAAGCTTCTATAGCTGGTACATCTTTAAGAAATATATTTTTAAAAATGCAAGACCCGTCATCTGAGTTATCAAGAAAACTAGGTCGTACAATAAATAATTTAGATGAAATGTTGATAGCTTTTCAAGAGTTGCAAGACGAGGGTACTGACCTTGCTGATGTATTAACATTTATGGATGTTAGACAGGTAGCGGCTTTTGGTACTATGTTAAGAGGCTCTGAAGATATTAGAATACTAAGAGATGAATTGGTAGAAGCGGATGGAGCTGGTCAAAGAATGGCGGACACAGTAGGAGATACTCTGCAAGGCTCTATATTTAGAGTAAAATCAGCTATTGAAGGTTTTTCTATAGCTTTAGTTAAAAACTTCGGAGAATCTATGAAGGCAACCCTAACTAGACTAGCTGATTTTTTAAATAATCTTGTAGAATCAGAAAGAAAAATAGAGATTCTTATAGGTAGAATTAAGTTTTTAGGAAAAGCTATTGTAAGTACATTTATAGGATTTAAAATGTTCAGTGTTTTTGCTAGCACAGCTTCTGCTAGTACAAGTTTATTTACAAGAAGTGTAACAGCCGCTACTACAGCTCTTAAAACTTTTGGTAGAGCTTTAGGTGCTTTTGGAATAGGAATTGCTGTTTTATCTTTAATTGAATATATATCAAGTTTTATAAAATTTAAAAATGAAGTTGAGGAAGCTGTAACAGCTCAAGAAAGACTAAACAACGCTATAACAGAAGGAGAGGAAGATATTAATAAAGTAAACATACAAACAAAAAGATTAGTTGAACTAAAAGAAAAAGAAAAGAAACTAAACAAAGAAAATATTGTAGACGCTAAATTATTAAAAAGAAATCAAAGAGAACAGGCGAAACTAATCTCTGAAATAAATAAAGAAAGACAAAAACACAATCTGTCTTTAATTGATGAAAAAACCAATATAGACAACATTATAAAATCTACTGATGATTTAATAGAAAAAATGAAAGATTTGATGTTAGCTCAAATTTTTCAAAATTTATCAGCAGAAATATTACAAGAAGCTACATCAGCTCGTTTAATTGCAGACCAATTTGCATCTACTGCAGAAAGCTTCAATATTGGAGGGCATTTTCTGACAGCAGCTGAGGGTATGGATATTACGATATCAAGTTTGCTTGGAGGTAGTGATATAGACACAGAAAATGAAATACTTTTAGATAATTTATTAAAACAATATGGACTTACTATAGCTCAGTTTGCCAAGATTATTGAAAGTGATGATTACTATAGTGAACAAGTTGGTATAATACAAGAATCATTACAATCTATGTTATCTGAAGGAGGTTCTCTTTTTCTCACGGGTACAGGTGATAATGGTGATGGTGGTACTACAAGCGCTCAGAAATCAGCTATCAAAAGTTTAGAAAACTTTTTGAAAGAAGCTAATACAATTACTAATCATTTAAGACAGGAGGGGATAATATCACAAAAAGAATATGATTCTGTTCTTTTAGAAAGTCAATTAGACGCTGTTGATAATTTTTTGACTCAAGAAGGAATTAAATTTGATGAAGAAGTAAGAGCTAGAGAACAAAGAAGTAAAATACTTCTTAAAATACAACAAAATACATACAACGAACAGTTAAGACAATTAGACGAAAATTTTGCAAACAACCAATTAAGTTTAGATGAACAATTAGCTAATGGTTTAATAACTGAAATTCAACATAAAGAAGCATTGTTAAAATTAGAAAGTGGTTTTCTGATTAAAAAAATGGATTTAAACCAAAGATTTGGTAAGGTTATAACTGATGAACTTTTAAGACAAGGAAAAATAGACATAGAAAATATAAATTTAAGAAAAGAAGCTTTAGACACTTTTATTGATAATGTTTCAAATGTTGGGGACGCTATACAAAGTTTAGCTGGTGATGAAGAAAAATTACAAGCATTAAGAAAGGTAGGTGTAAAAATCACACAAGCAGCTGCTATAGCAGAACAAGTTTTAGCTTTGAAAAAACAATTAGTAACCCTTGCTGAGTCTGCTCAAACTAAAGAAAAAGTTAAAGGTCAAGCTGTTTCAGCTGCTAGCATTATAACAAATTTAAGAGAATCTGCTTCAGAAGGTGTAAAAGCTGCCTCTACTTTTGCGGCTGGTGTCGCTAAAGCTTTTGCAAAAAACCCTATTGCAGGATTAGCGGCTTTAGCTGTAGTTATTGGAATACTCTCTAAATTGAGAGGAATGTTTAAAAATCCAAATTTAGCTACAGGCTCAACTGACAGTGCGGGTTCTGGTGATAGTTCTGGTGGTAGTTCTGGAGGTATTGGTGGTAATAGTATGACACTTTTAAGTTATCAGGGTACAGGTTCAACATTCGCTAATGGAGGTATGGTATATGGAAACTCACATACTAACGGAGGAGAGAAGTTTGCTGTAGGTGGTAGAGTGGTAGAGTTAGAAGGAGGAGAAGCTGTTATAAATAAAAGAAGTACAGCTATGTTTAGAAGTCAATTATCAGCTATGAACTCAGCTGGTGGTGGTGTAAAGTTTGCTGATGGAGGTATAGCTAACAGTCCTTCATTTGCACAAACACAATTTGATGTTATGGGACAGTCAATGATGTCAAGTGGTGGTAGAGTTACTGTTGTAGAAGCAGATATTACATCTACACAAAACTCTGTTAAGACAATAGAATCAGAAGCTAGTTTTTAAAATAAAAAGATATAAAGAAATGTTTGTTGATAAAAAAGTACAAAAAGAAAGATTAGATATATGTAAAGGTTGTAATTTCTACCGCAACTTTTTGATGTTAAAAAAACCTAAATGGGATTGGGGAGCAAGGTGTGGAAAATGTAAATGTTTTCTACAAGCAAAATCTAAGTTATCTAAAGATTTTTATGGGGAGTGTCCTATAGGTAAGTGGGATAAGTAACCAATAAATTATAATATGAATATAGAAGAAATTTCTAAAAAAGTAAAAAGTAAAGTAAGAGAAGATATATGTTATTTATATGACATAAACAAATCTTACAACGCGCAGTTTTCCAAACACAAATCAGAATCTATAGAGTATATGTTTAGGGAGTGGCATAATTTATTTCCACAACAAAAACAAGATATTAGTTGTACTTCTTGTAGAAATGCTGTGGTCAAGTTTTGGGGTATGATGATAGAAGAGTGGAAAAAACCTGTATCAAAACCTAAAACTAAAAAAAGTGGCTCAAAGAAAAAATAAAGTAAAGATAGTTTCAGAGTTTATAGAAACTCTAAATTTAGAATTATCTTTGAGGTTTGGAGATGAACCAACGACAAAAGACATTGTAGCTCATCTGATTGAGAATGGTATGATAGACCCAAAGAGATTAAGAAATTATATGGTAATAAAAGATTTTGACAAACTACTTGTAACTAATGATGGTAATAGAACTCATAGTTTTATGGACTTATCTATAAAATATGACATAACCGAAAGGACAGCACAAAACATAGTTTACAAGGAGAGAGAGAAGTCAAAAATGTCTAATAATATTAGAGGATAATCTTTTTTCCATTTTTTTCGTAAGATGATTGTTTAATAAAATTATTTTTGTAATTATGAAAAATAATAAACAAACTTGGTATTCAATAAATGCAAAGCAGAAAGAAAAGTACGCTGACATTTATTTATATGACGAGATTGGTAGTTATGGTGTTACAGCTATTGATTTTGTAAATGAAATAAAAGGACTAGACGGAAAAGATATTTACTTACACATTAACAGTGTTGGTGGTGAAATCTTTGATGGTATGGCTATTTACAACACACTTAAAAAATATCAGGGTAAAGTTACAGCATATATAGAGGGTATAGCTGCTAGTATGGGAAGTGTAATACCTTTAGCTGCAGACGAAGTGATTATGTCGGAAAACTCTTTACTAATGATACATAATGCGTGGGGTAAGACTATGGGAGAAGCTGGAGATATGAGAAAGACAGCTGAACTATTAGATAAACTTAGCGATGAAATTGCTAATGTATATGAAAAGAAAACAGGATTGAACTTAGGGACTATAAAAGAAATGATGAATCAAGAAACTTGGTTTAATGCTGAAGAAGCCTTGGAGTATGGTTTTATTGATAGAGTGTCAGACGCTATTAAAGTAGCTGCTAGTTTTGACATTTCTAAATTTAAAAACAAGACAGAAGAGGAAATTATAAATCAATTAAATAATCAAAAAAGTAAAACAATGACAGAAGATTTAAAATCTTGGTTCAGTGCTAAAGTTGATGAAATTGTAAAATCTGTTAAGGGTAGTACAGCTGAAGAAACTTTAAATACTGATATCAATGTAAACTTAATTGATAATGAAGAAATATCAAACAAACTTTCTTCGTTTGAAAATAAGATTACAGAATTGGAAACTTTATTATCTGAGAAAGATTCAGTTATCTCTGACTTAAATGACAGTGTATCTAATCTTACTACAGAGAATGAAGAGTTGAATACTTTAGTAAACAAGGCTGACGCTACGGGAACTAAGGTAGAAACAGAAAAAGACCCTCTAATAGTAGAGGAAAAAGTTTCTGTAGACCCAAATGCATCTTTCTATAATGCAATGGCGAACAGAATGAAATTAAAATTTAATAACTAAAAAAAAGAAAAAAAATGGCAAATGTAGCAAAAAATAGTATAGCGGCTACTTATAGTGGAGCGCAACTAAATGAATTATTTTACGAGCCAGTATTCAGAAGTGATGATATTATGAAAAACTATAGGGTAATACCTAATGTTAAGCATAAAATGAATGTATATACTTCTGCGGCTTTAACTAAAATTGTAAACAAATACACAGGCTGTGTTGCAGCATCTGGTTCTACTCAATTT